GCGAAACTGAGCGCCTTCTTGCAGACGAGGCTGAGTGGATCGTTCGTCGCGCAAACGCCCGGCGCATCCATTCTCACCCGCATTTTTCCAAGAACAAGTTTTGAGGTTTTAGGATGATCATCGAACGCATCCCCGTCACCGACCGCGCTTCCTGGCTCAAGCACCGCGAAGCGGACGTTACCGCATCCGTTGCCGGTGCGCTGCTCGGTATTCACGAATATGTCACGCCCTATGCGCTTTGGGCTCTAAAAACCGGTCGTCTTGCCGCCGATCCGGAGGAATCGGAGCCAATGCAACGCGGGCGTTTGCTCGAGCCTGTCGCCATCCAGCTCATGAGGGAAGAGCATCCGGAATGGGGGATCGAGCAACCTGGTATCTACCTGCGCGACACTGAGGCACGGATCGGCGCCACGCCGGATTGCCTCGTCACCTGCCCGAAACGCGGTCTCGGAAACGTCCAGATCAAATCGGTCGAGGCCAGTATATTCCGGAAGAAGTGGCATACCGATGACGGCATGCTCGAGCCGCCGCTCTGGATTGTGGTGCAGTCGATCATTGAAGCAGCTCTCTCCGGTGCACAATGGGCTGCTGTTGCACCTCTGGTTGTCAGCTACGGCCTGGAAATGCCGATCATCGAGATACCGCTTCATGTCGGCATCATGGACCGGTTGCGCAATGCGGTTGCCGAGTTCTGGCAGATGGTTGCCGACAACAAAGAACCTGATCCTGATTACGGTCGCGACGGCGCCACCATCGCTCGGTTGTACGAGGCCGATCATGGAACCGAGGTTGACCTGTCGAGCGACAACCATCTCCCCATTCTGATCGACGAGCGGGATGTTCTGAAAGCCGAGATCAAATCTCGGGAAGAGCGTGTCAAAGAAATCGACACAGAATTCAAGGCCAAAATTGGAGACAACGCCATGGCATATCTTGCCGGTGGCCGTCGCGTCTCTTGGAAAACCCAAAACCGGAAGGGGTACACGGTCGAGCCGACTTCCTTCCGTGTGCTCCGCTACTCGAAGTAAGGACCGCAGGAATGACCGCAACCATCGGGCACAACAACCCACCACCGCTTAAAGACATTTTTGCCGAAAGCTACGCTGAGTTGCTTGGAGCTATCGAACCGCTTGCGGAGCAGGCCAATGCCGCGCCGAAAGAAATCGAATCCGATGCGGATTTATTGCTTGTTGGACAAATCGTGGTTGATGCCAGCAAGCTTGGAAAACAGCTCGAAGCGGCGCGCAAAAAAGAGAAACAGCCCTTCGATGACGCGGGCAAGGAAGTTCAGGCTTTCTTCAACCCTCTAAAGGAACGCATCGAGCGCATAGCATCCACTCTTGAGGCACGGGCGACAGCCTATCAACGCAAGGTTGCTGATGAGGCCAGGCGCAGGGCCGAGGAAGAGGCGCGCATGGCTCGTGAAGAGGCCGACCGTCAGCGGGAGATAGCCCGCAAGGCCGAGGAAGCAAACCGCGCCAAGACAGCGGCTAAGCATGAGGATCGTGCCGAAGAAGCAGAGCAGCGCGCCTTTGAAGCGGAAACTGCTGCACAAGCCAGTGCAGCCGACCTTACCCGCGTTCGTGGGACATCCGGCACTCTCGCAACGTCTCGCACTGAATGGGCTTTCGAGGTCGAGGATTACAACAAAATCCCGCTCGAAACGCTCCGACCATACCTCGCACGAACAGACGTAGAAAAAGCCATTCGCTCGTTCGTCCGGGTCAACAAAAACCTCTCCCCATTAGCTGGCGTCCGCATCTTCGAAGACGTTCGCGCAAAATTCCGTTGATCTGAAAGGCTCACGTTATGAATAAACAGATACAACCCGTCACAGATACGCAGTCTCTAGAGCAGCGTATTGAAGGTAGGATCGATACGCAGACAACTCAGTCCCTTGCAATCTCCAATGACGCGGGCGGTTTATCGTTTTCCCATGTCGGCCAGGCGATGGAGTTCGGCAAATTGATGGCAATTTCGCAGGTTGCTGTTCCAAAGCATCTGCGCGGAAACCCAGGTGCGTGCCTTGCTGTAGTCATCCAGGCCGTGGAGTGGCGGATGTCGCCGTATGCTGTGGCAAACAAGAGCTACAGCGTCAATGATCGACTGGCTTATGAAGCACAATTGATACAGGCAGTAATCCTACAGCGCGCACCAATCAAAGGTAGGATTAAAACCGAGTATTTAGGCGAAGGTGGAAAGCGTAAATGTAAGGTCTGGGCTGAACTTTTAGATGAACCTGGTGAGATTGTCGAATACGAGTCACCAGAATTCGACAAAATTCTCCCTAAAAACTCACCGCTATGGAAAAACGATCCAGATCAGCAGCATCATTACTTTTCTGTGAGGGCTTGGTGTCGTCGGCATTTCCCTGATGTGATCCTTGGCGTCTATGCCAAAGATGAGCTGGATGATGGCAGCGGCGTCGGCCCCAACCGGGCAAGGGATGTAACGCCGCGCGCTTCATTGATTGAAAAACTCGATGAGCTGGGAGCTAGAGATTCTACCGTCGCAACCGACGATGGCGAGATCATAGAGCATTCCGATACAGCGGAACAGACTTTGGACGCACCCACCCCCGATGCGTCTGACGAGAGCCCCGAAGCGAAGGTAGCGCCCTCCGAAAGCAGCGCCTCCGCTTCGGGGCCGACAATCGATCTTAATGCTGCCTATCAGGCCGGACGCAATGCCGCGATGGAAGGGAAGAGCCGTCGCGCCATGCCAGCAACATACCGTGATGAGGGAAATGAGGAGGCGTCCACCGCTTGGAATAACGGCTTCAATGAGGCCCATGACGAAGCGAACAGCGGAGAAGAATGATTCTGATTGTACGTTCGTTCGACGTGGAAACTACTGGATTTCCCCCTCGCGCTGCTGTCTGTGAACTCGGATGGACTGATGTTTCCATCCTTGATGGGCAAATTCAAGTAGGCAAACCAACAGGAATGCTTCTCAATCCTGGGCGTCCGATCCCTGCCGAAGCTTCTGCTATCCACGGCATCTATGACACGGATGTCGCTAACTCTCCAAATGTCAGCATAGGTTTTCGGGAATTGACCAACGGTGCCGACGTATTTTGCGCTCATAATGCAGAATTTGAGCGAAACTTTTTCGGCACACCAGAAACTCAAATCATCTGTACATACAAAGTTGCTCTGGTCTTGTTTCCGGATGCGCCAAACCATCGAAATGGCGGCTTGGCAGAGCATTTTGCATCCGAGCTTTCTATAGATCCAGCTCTTGCTGTCCCTCTGCATCGTGCCGGCCCTGATAGCTACGTCACGGCTCACCTGTTGGCTTTCTTCCTACGGCACATGAGCGTCGAAGAGATGCTCAAGGTTTCGCGCGCACCGCGCCAGATCACACGTATGCCGTTCGGGAAACATAAGGGCGTGCAGATCGAGGAACTACCAACCGATTATATGCAAAGGGCGGTCAGCGGTCTCAGTAATGCCCCCGATATCGTCGCGGCAATGAAACGCGCTCTGAAGACGAGGGAATGATCATGACACAATTTCCCGTCATCACCACAAGCGCCATTGGCGAAGACACCATTCCGACTGTTAATGCCCGCGATCTGCATGCGTTTTTGGAGGTCGGCAAGGTTTTTGCCGCTTGGATCGTCGAGCGTATCCAGCAATACGATTTTACTGAAAACCAAGACTATGTGGTTTTTTCCGAAACTGGAAATAACCCTCAAGGCGGTCGCCCCTCGAAGGAATACGCCATCTCCATCGACATGGCGAAAGAGCTCTCGATGGTGGAGCGGAACGAGAAGGGGAAGCAGGCTCGCCAGTACTTTCTGGAATGCGAGCGGCGGGCGAAAGGGGAAAACGTTCACTTCCTCGTTCCGCAGACGCTTCCCGAGGCTCTTCGCCTTGCCGCCGATCTGGCCGAGAAGGTTGAAGAGCAGAAGACGCAGATTGCTGATCTAACGCCGAAAGCCGAGTTCCACGACAAGGTGGCGCAGGCGATCAACTGCCAGACGATCAAGGAAGTCGCCAAGGTCCTCGGAACCGGTGAGAAGCGCATGTTCGCATGGCTGCGTGATCATAAAATCCTGATGCTGAACAACCAGCCATATCAGCGTTTCATCGACAGCCTTCATTTCCGCATGGTCCAGAAGCAGTACACCGACATACGCGGTGAAAGCCATACCTACACGCAAACGCTCGTGACCGGGAAAGGGCTTGCCTACATCCAGTCCAGATTTGCGGAGGCTGCGTGATGAGCGCCTTGACAGCTTCCGCAAATCAGTTCAATTTTCATCCCGTCGCAGCGAAAACGGTTGCGATGCGGTTTGGAAGCCGCGCTGTCATGTGGCGCTCGACGCGCCGGGGAATGCCCTCAAGGCGCGTTTTTTGTTTCTCCTATGGTCGAGCGCAATGGGGGCCTTCGGGCCGCCGTGTCCACATGCACGGTCTTCCAACCCGTTGTTGCTCGGCCACCAGGGTGGAAGCTGTTGGTCGGGCTCCTCAAACATGTGGAGTCACGGCCATGACAGCCGACAATTGCGCCATTGCGCTTTCTTTCCCCGTAAATACGTCCGTCAATCACGAGCCTCGCGTTGAGGATTTAGAGTTCGCTCGGTTCCTCGGTTTCTCGGTTGACTACAACATTCGGAAAATCATCCGGCAACACCAGTCGGCCTTGGCGCGGCTTGGCGAGATTTTTTCCGTCACGGAAAAAATTAAAAACATCAATGAAGCCAACCCGAAGGGCGCTGGTCGCCACGGCAAGACTTACTGGCTGAATAAGAAGCAAGCCGTCTATATCGCGGCCAAATCCGAAACCCGGAATGCTGTCGATCTGACCATCCGCGTCATCGAGGTTTTTGACGAGGTCACGAGCAAGCCGATCACGGTGCGCTCTTACCGCCGCTCTGCTCCAAAGCGTCTGCCGCACGATCCGCGCATCGTCACGCTGACGCCATTGGAGGCCCACAACCTCCGCGCCCTGATCAACACGCTGCCGCGTCTGGCCGAGGTGCAAAAGCAGGCAGAGGAGGTGCTGCGCTTTGCCCGCTCGCCTCTCGCTGGCCCGATGTACGAGGCGTGGCATTATCCGCAAATTGTTCTCGCATCTCTGGGGCCGTTGTTGCTCCGCTGCCAACGTGCAGCAGATTCCAGCAGATTAACGGGGCGTTGATTCTGATACAGCATATTGTAGGAGTTTGGAGTTAAAATGAAGCACTTCCTACTCCCAATCATAGCAGCGGCGGTTCTCTCGACCGCCGCTTTCGCCTCTCCGCCTGTCACAGTTGTTGACGGCGACACGATTTATTACGGCGAGGAAAAAATTCGCATTGTCGGACTGGACGCGCCGGAAACGTATCAGGCACGCTGTGAAAGCGAGAGAGCGTTAGGCCAGCGGGCTACCGGCTATTTCCGGGCGCTGGTGCAACGTGGACCGGTCACCATCCAGCGCCAGAACAGACCAGATCGATACGGGCGGACGTTGGCTCGTGTGTATATCGACGGGCGCGACGTGGCGGATATTATGGTCAGCGAGGGTTTCGCGGTTCGGTATGATTGTCCGCGCAACCGGTGCCCGCGGCGTGTCGACTGGTGCGAGCGGTTGAAGGTTGCAAGGTAGGTTGCAAGACTTGTAAGGCCGTCACTCCTCCTCATCCTCGTCGTATACATCAACAATAAAGGAGCTTGGTATCTGGTAGATATGTTTCTGGCTCGCTACCGCTGCAAAAGGCTCAGCATAGATATCGGCATCCGGCGCAAGCGTCGGCCCCTCATAGGTTGATTGATCAACCACGATCCGGATAAAGCCAGCCCCAACGCCGATCACCTTTGCGCTATAGACCCCTGATTCAAGCGGGTTTTCCTCCTGCCCGAGGTGAATTTTAACCCGTACGCCTTCGATGATTGGCCGAGCATTTAGATGCTTCGGCTTAAAGAAATAAACGGTCATTGCTCCATCACCAGATCATCAAGATCAACGCGGAGTGCTTTGGCGATTTTCGCCATCACGTCAAACGTGCCCTGGCGCTTGCCGTTCTCGATCTGGTTCATGTAAGCCGCACTCAGACCTGCTGCCTCTGCGAGCTGCTTCCCCGTCATGCCGCGATATTCACGATAAACACGGATAGGATTTTCGCGGTCAAGAACGATACGCTTGACGATTTCGTGCGGTATCAATTCTTCTTCACCCGAGCGGATACGGGCCATAATTCTTTCGGCATCTGCGATATCCTCCAAATCTTCCACCGTCTCGACAAGAGCGTCGTACTCAGAGGCGGGCAGAACGGCCAGCCGCTCGCCCTTCGGCGTCAGCAAATATTGGACCGTATGCTTGTTCATCTCATATCCTCCGTCAATCCTTGTATGCCCCGCCGCGCGGCCTGACCTTGAGAACTGCGATCACCTGCATGTCTTCATCAAATATCACCCGCCAGTTTCCAACCCGCATCCGGCGCGTTGCAGCGCCCTTCATCGTAATAACATTATTCGCCAACGATTTCGGGTCTTCGGCGTATTGCTCCAGCTTCGAGAAGATTTTAGCCGCCTCATTCACAGGCATCCGATGAAGGCTTTTGCGAGCTTCTGAGGTGTAGGTGACTTGCTTCATGATCGTTGTTGGTCCCCCGCGATGATTATTTGTAGCAAAATGCAAATTAATCGTCAATATACGATTTGCAAATAGCTATACAAAAGAGACAAAATTTCTGTCGTGGCGTAGGGGTCTAGCCCCTAAGCAGTACGAAAAAAACAAAGAATGGCCCGGGTGACATTCTGCGAGAAATCGGGCATCAAATCACTACCGTCGCAGGACGTTTGCAGATGACAGCAAAATCAGCGAGGCCGGGATGCTGAAGTCCCTCCGAAAAGGTCGTCAAATCCCGGTCCTCCCTGAATTCTGTCAACCCTAAACGCCCCTCCGGTCCGACAGTTATAAACTGTAAAATTCACGTCGCTGCGTAGTCCCCTAGGGGCTATACAGTACGTGCGACCCCAAGCGACGGACTATTGATTTTTTCGCGATTTTTGGCACTGTTCAAAAACCCTCGCGGAAACACCACAGAGATAGGTAGCGCCATCACAGGGGCGGCGGGCGAAAGCCCGACAAGCCGCCCCGACCTGATACGCACATAACCTGTAAATGTTGAGCTCTACGACATGCAATGGACCATCACGCACAGTGGCGCCAACCTGGAAAGGCACGCCGAGCAACTGACGATGCTCGGTTCAAGAGCACCACACGTACTCTCTCGTGCCCTGAACCATGAGGGCAATAAAGGGCGTACCGAAATACGGCGTGCAACTGGTAATACCATGGGCCTGCCCTACGGGCTCATGGTACGAGCCATTCGATCAACCAGTTCGACACCCTCCACCCTGACGTACATGCTAAGGGCAGCAGGAGGCCGCATCTCTCTCAAATATTTTGGAGCAAGAGAGGGAGACGGAGGCGTGAAGTCAAAGATCGGGTTCGAGGCTCAGGCGTTCATCATGAGCGGACGCATCGGTGCTCGAAGCCCATCACCAAAGCTCGGTGGCCATGTCTACCGTCGTATCACTCTCGGTGATCGTCGCTGGGGTGGAGCGATAGAGAAGCTCACAGGTCCATCAATCCCTGATGAGATGATGAAGGGTGAACCTCTTGCCAAGTTCCGCATCATCCCTCGGCGTCTCGATGTCCGTGTCGCACATGAGATTACAAGGGCATTGCAATAGACGTACAGAGAAGCTCGTGTACGGGCGCTCTCTGTCTTGATATGTTCCCCTACGTCCAGAGCTCGAAACGCCTGTCAGTGACGCTCGTATCCTTTCCACGGCACTTTCCACGCCTTTAGGGACCGTATAGCAGGGGGCGCGCGAGGGTACGGCACGAAGGCCCGAATTTTGAGCGTTTTTGGTAATCTCAAAAACGCATTTCGCTTCACCTTGAGTATTACCGCTTTTGCTTGATTTCCAAGGGAAATGAGGCGGGGGCATGCGGGTGCGTCAACCCCCGGAACCGCGAGAAAGCACCTCGCATGATTGAAAGCCGATCGGTTCTTCCGATCATCCCGCCACCGTGGCCAACGGTGCGGGGAAATCTGGCAAATAATCATGCAGAAAAAGTTAACGGAGAGCGTCCCCGCTATTGAAATGCGGGCAACGGACGAACTTGTTCCTTACACGAGGAACGCCAGAACGCATTCCGAAGAGCAGATCAGAAAGATTGCACGCTCGATTTCGGAATTCGGCTTCACGAACCCAGCCCTCATCAACGAGGAAGGGACCATCA